CATGATATATTTCCTTTGTGTTATAGCACATGCCCATACAGTCTCTATAACGTCTGCCAAGCCAGTCTGTATGAGTCGGGGTTCTTGGTTAGTATGTTTTATCACTTTATATAGGGAGTGTCAAGCATACTTAAACGCCCATCCTGTATATCTTCCACGAGTTATAGCACACCCAGATTTTAACGCTCTGTTAGCTGTAGATGGCTTAATATCTAGGGCCGCCCTGAGCTCAGAAATGCTTGGGTATAGTGTTTGCTTACCCTGACCGTCTGAGGCCACCACAGCCTTGCTAACCTTGTCTATGAACCCTTGAGACCTAGGCTTGCCATAGTTGAAGTTCTTCTCGCCAGATAGGGACGCACTTATCTTGGCACGGGTAGATGGTGCCACAAAGTGACCCTGCATTGTCTTGATGCGCTTACTCTTCTCTTCATCTGTTTGAATGCGCGACTTGCTAGCTGCGGATATCCTGGCCTTAGCTCCTTCTGTATGAGAAAAGGTTTTGCCCCACATGGCATTTTTTTCTCCAGACATACCCGTCTGAAATGCAATTGCTTCTGTGCCCAGGTTATAACAGTACTCCTTGCCAACATGTTCTTTAAGCCACACTGTTTCAGCAGCCAATATATCTACACCAATCTCAAGCTCCTCAACTATTACAAATATAAATGCCGCTTCCCCATATTTGTTCCATGCGGACTGCAGATGTTTATTGGCGTGTCTTTGACTTCTCAGTGCCCACCAGTGTCTGCGCTTTCTGGCAACAAAGCTAACCGCGCTACCTACATAAAACTTGTTGTTTAGAACATTGATAATCTTGTATATGCCTTGCGTCATTGTGCTCTCCTTGTCATTGAGAGACTATAATACACTAACTAATAATATAACGCAACACATAAAGCAAAGGGGACCGAAGCCCCCTCTGCAACCCTTACTGCTATTGGGTTACTAAGCCCCAGCTGAGCCAAACATACCCAGTGGATCCGACCATCCAAACGAATACCGCTCACGGCTCTTGTAGCGAACATTTCCTGTGTCAAAATCACCATCCATTGACTGTTGCAGGGGTGAACGCTCAAAGTGCTTCATACCGTTAGGTACATCTGTGGTCAGGAACCATGCATTGGTGTCAGTCAAGAAGTGATTGATACAGTAGCCTTCAGGTATCGAACCATTGTTCTTGATAGCATTGATGTCATTGTCAGCTGTACCAACGCGGAGGGAAGTCTCCAACAGACGGGTAGCAACGAACTGCAGTGAAGGCGGAACCACCAACTTGCGTGGGCGGCTAGCGATCAACAGGCTACGTTCATCAGTCCACAGTGAGATTTGAATAACAGCGGCTTCCAGGGAAGTCTCATTCAAGTCAGCTGGGGTTGAAGGAATGTTGCTGTTAACGCCACCAGACACTAGCGGGTGACTTGCTGAGAACAGAGCTTGTCCATCACCACCTGGGTAGGAGGATGAGAAGCCGTTGTTCAGCGTGTTAGCCGCTTTAACTTGCTTGGTGTATGCCATAGCACGAGCCAAAGCCTTGGTGTAACGAGCTGATAAAGAGTCATAGAGGTTCTTCAGTTAGCGAGAAACCAAGAGCGATAGTTTCATGGTTGTAGCGTGAGGTCCAAGCTTCTTGGCCGTTGTCATAAGCGATGGCGGAGCCTTCATTCTTGACAGGTGCGGCTGAGAATCCAGACAGTTTTGTTTCTTCTTCGAAGGAACGCTCAGAGGTCTCAGTTTCGTAGATCTCTTTGTGCTCTTCGCCGTAACGAGCGTACTCCAAACCGAACAATGCATTCAGTCCTGGGAGCAACTCTTTCAGTAGTTGTGCGCGTGAAATAGCCATTTAATTGTCTCCCTTTAGGCGTAAGCCAAACCTGTTGCATTGTTATATTGATGGATACCAAAGTTGATCTTGACAATCACTTCGCTGTAAGTAGTAGGCGTAGGTGATGTAGCAGGAACAACGTCAATGACCCGAACTGGGAACGTATTGGTAGCTGCTGGGGAGGAGCTCAGTACTGAATATGCTGAGTTACCGTTCAGTGTGCTACCGGCAGTTGCCAGAATGGACATGTTGGTACCAATTGCGTTTTGGGTAACAGTTGCCATTACTACGCCACTTGAACAGACAGCTACTTGGTACAAAGTATCAGGATCATCTGCAACAATCGCATAGATCTCAGTACCTGAAGCAACAGTAATTGCATCAGGATAATACTGTGAACGTGTAGGTGTGCCATTTGCTGCGGTGTAGAAACAGCCCAAGAACACGCCGCAAGGTGTGTTAGCGGTTGTACCTACATCTTTTTCAATAGTGCCGCCAACAACTCTTTTGACAAAATCGCCAAAGAAGATGTTTTCGCTGTAGCCAACTGCGATTTCCATGTTACGGGTGGAACCTGCAAAAACTTGTCCACCAATCAGGTTTATAGGCCGTAGCCCATAAGGTCCGTTAATAGTAGGGTAAGCCATGTTTTAACTCCTTAAAGGTTTTTATTTGCCTTTGCCAAATGAGGTAGTAGATTTACGCTCAGCAAACATCGGCATACGAGGATCACTTTGTCTCATCATACTGTTATCTACAGACTCAATCTGGCTCTCAGCTTGCTTGCGGTAAAATGCATCTCGCTGCTCCACGAACTCAATTGGAGTCTTACATAGTAACAATCCACCGATTTCAATATTGTCCTTAAAGCGACTATTGCCATCAATTAACAGTTGGAACTGTGGCTGTTCATTTACAGTTACTGGCTCCCAACCTTCTCTGAGTTTGGCAGAGAGATTTCTTGGATCAGCTACATTCAATGTTGACACCCTTATCCATCGGTACGCGTATCCAGGAAGCTTGTCAGGTTCTGGCAAGAGTTCCGGCTGCTTCCACTGCTGAGGACGCTGCTGTTCAATACGAGTATCTGCTGCTCTAGGTAACTTGTTTTCAGCCATTATTGGCCTCCATTTTTTGGACTTCACGATAGTATTGCTCAGGCGTTAACTTGAGCTTCTTTGCAATGTTTAACTGCGATTGCTTCAGCGTTACCTTTTTGGAGGAAGTGCTTCTGCCTGCAGATGCAACTATCGTACTCTGTCTATCTGTACGCGGCTTGTTTGTGGGCTGCGTTTTTTCTTCTTCAAAGTTCTCTGGGAACCGGCGATGCATTGTCTCATCGACTTTCTTCCAGTATTCATCCGTTGATGCGTAACTTGCTCCATGTTGAGTAACAAGTTTTTGATGTAGCCCTAAAGCTAGACTTGTCATCTCTTCATCTTTCCCGAACCAGGTATTGCGCTCTTGCCACGCCATAGCCCGTGAATCAGGTTTTGGTATCTCAGTCTGACTATTTACAGGAATTTCTGGAGTTTGTAAAGCAGGCACATATTCTTTTGCTTTCTGTAACTTATACTGTGCACCTGATAACTTCTCCTGGGCATTTACCAACTGATCTGAATCTCCTAGATCATATGCCTCCTTATAAGCCCTCTTAGCTGCGTCAATTTCAAGCTCAGCTGCATCCTTATATGCCGCTAGGTAGTTCTGCTCTCCATCGGTTAGGCGGGTTTTAAGCGCCTTGTTCTCAGCCTGGACTGTCTGTGCATAGGCTAGAGCTTCCTTCTGCTCCCTTAGGGCTTGCTCTTTCTCCCTACGCTCATCGTGCCAGACTTTCTTAAACTGTTTTAACTTCGTCTTAACCGTATCGGAATATTCCTCTAGCTCATCCTTGTCTAGATCTTCTACTACTTCCTTTGGCATTGCCTCACGACCACGGTCTTTCTCAGGAGTGTCATCCTCTATTTCAAATTCAAACTCCTCCTTCTCTACCTTTTCGTCTGGGAATTGGAATTCCTTTTCGTCATCCATTTTATTCTCCTAAATGTTACCTTTCGGTATGTTTGTTAAATCCTACTTATTCCTCTTGGGTCTTCTACCACTGCCTCTACGGTGTCATCGTTTATTAATCTAAACTCTTTGCCGTGGATCTTTAAGCGCGTTCCTGAATTAGGACGGGCCAATATAAAGTCACCCTTCTTACACCAAGCTCCTGCTGGGAACCGGCTTTTATCAGAGTAACAGTCTGGACCCATATCAATTACAAAGAACACAGTACTAAGGACTTCTTCATACTGACGAGTTGAGTCAGCCTTTAAAAGACCACTGTCGTACTTCTCCTCAATTACTGGAATACTTACAAGGATGTGATACCCAGTAGGCTTTGGTAATTGCGTTGCTTTTGTTGCCTCATCGCTTTCTGTAGCGAGTTCAGTCATTTGATTGCTCCATATGTTTTAAGAGATCGTAAATAAATCCCTCCGCGATGGATAGACCCCTAATCTCCCCGCAAAGTTTTTGGTACTCCGCATAGTCCTTAGCTGCGCTGGTGGACACAGCTGTGGCTATCTGATCCCTCTTTTCCTTAATTTGCTCTAATACTATGGATAAAGCCTTTTCCATTATTTGTTATCCTTGTTCTCTTTTGAGTTAATAATTTGAGATACACCCTCAGAAATTTTTACTCCCAGCTTTGTACCTTCTAGCTGCATCTTTGCTTCTAATGCTGCCTTCTGGTTTTCCTGTATTTCCTTCTGATTTGCGACCTTGGCACCGATCTGCAGGCCAGCTAACTGCTGCTCTGACTCTACCTTGGCTTTGTCCAATTCGAGTTTGTCTGCCTGTGCTGCCGCGTCTATCATAATTTTCTTCTCTTTCAACTCCACTTCCTTGCCCTTGATCTCTACTTCTTTTGCCCTGAGCTGAAGTTCTTGTTGCTGCATCTGGACAATAGGATCTTGCTGAGCTTGCTGCGCCTGTTGTTGCGCGACCTCTGCTTGATCTTTTTTCAGTAGCTTTTGTGCAGCTGCTGCCATCATCCTTGATACTTCTATTTCCATATCTGCAGATAGTTCTTTGTCAAGATCTGGCAATGGAACGCCTAGCTGCTCTTCTATCTCTTTGCGATATTGGAATGCTATGTGTTCATTAATATGTGCCATACCTGCTGCAGCCTTTACCTGTGCCTGTGGGTCTTGGCCCAACAGCTTTGCTACCTTTGGATCTTGTGACAGAGACATGTGTACTTGTATATGCGCCTCATGGTCCTGGTAGATAAAAGCTTTAACAGGCTTGCCATTTAGAATCGCCATATTTTCTGATACTGGGTCCTTCGGCTTTTGGTCTTCTGAATTTGGGATTAACTTTCCGATATTCTTTATTCCCAAGACTTCTAGCATTTGCCGGTTTAATTCCACTTGATCATAGATCTGTGGGTTCGCGCCAGCCATCTGCATTACAGCCTGATACTGAACTACCTTCTGCGACATAGTAGAAGCGTTAGGATCAGATACTGGGATTACATCACACAGATCATAGTCAGCCTGCTTAGCCTTTCTACTTCCTTCTATTGGCTGATAACTATATTCTTCTGGAGTGCAGTCTCTAATAATCATCTTCAGCAGTTTAAATTCCTGCTTCATTGAATAATAGATACGCGCCTGAACTGCAGACATAACCTTTAATGTTCTTT